AAGATTTGCTCTTGCATCTAAAAATGTTTCTATAGTATCTGCATCTGTTTCTGATACTTCAAAAGTAAAATTATAAATTTTAGGATTTTGATGTTCTGCAAGTCCAAATAAAATTCTATGCTCATAACCATCAGCAAAACGAACTGTTCTAGTATTAGGTGCTGATTTTTTTTGTTGTCCGTATGTTGGAGTAATTGAAGGAAAAGTAGCCATTATGCAAGTAAACCTCCAGGTCGTTTTTGCTGTATTAATTCAGATTGTATCGCAGCAGATATAACACGACCAAGTTGTCTACCTCCTTCCTCATCTCCTTCTACGGAAGAACCAGAAGCGTCTACATTTACTACTACATTTGTAGACCCACCAAGAGCATGATTTGGAGTAACTGTTCCTGTAACTCCTGGAGTAAACATCTCAGGACCACGTTCTCCTACTATATAGGACTTACCTGCTTTTGCTGGACCACCATTAGCAAGTAATCCACCAAATATGTTTCCTAATAATCCTCCACCTTTCGTTAAATTACCAGCGACATTTCCAAATAAACCGATATTTAAAAAAGCATCTGCCATTTTATTTAAAACATTTCTAAAGGCATCATTTAAACTATTTGCTCCTGTTATCAAACCTTTAATTGCGGTACTCATTTCTGTTGCAAGTAAATTCTTAATATCTTGAGTTATCTGTTTTTGTTTCGTTAGACCATCAATTCTTAATTTGTTATTGAAAGCTATTTTAAAGGCTTCTTCATCAAATAAAGCTAATTCTTCTTTTGTTAATCCAATTTTTGCCTCTGTTAAAGCTATATCATATTCAGATCCTGTTAATTTTATTTGATTTATTGTATTTTGATCTTCTAGATTTTTTGTTACAGAATTACTGCTTTCTTTAAGTCTATCTAATTTTTTTATTGCATCGTCATAATTTTTCTGGTCTTCATCTTCAAGGCTTCTCATCTCTTTAGCATTTTCTTTAAGAAATTTTTGTAAATCTAAATTGTCTTGTCTTAATTGTTTTTGTTCTAATAAATCAAGAATCATATCACTTTCTTGATCTGATATTACTGCTCCTGCTTTTACTAATTTTTCCATAATATCTTGATGTTGAAAACGAACTTCTAATGATTGCCTCATTTTTTCTGTAATATCATCATTTAAAATCGCCTCTCTTTCTAAACCTTGAATTTCAGCTTGTATTAATTCAAAACTTGTATCTGCTTGAACATTTGCAAAATTTTGTACATTAAGATCAAATTGCACATCCGTCATCTCACTTAATATGTTTCTTTTTTTTATACCTTGTCCACCTTGACTCCTTAAACCTTTAGTTCGTGTTTTAAACTCATTTGATCTTTTTACTTGTCTTTCAGCTATACGTCTTTGCATACTAGAAATTAAATTATTTAAAATTCCAGTTACACCTATTAATCCTGCAACACCAGATTGTGCTCCAAGTATAAAATCTCCAAATGTTTTAGATAAAGTTTTTGTACTTGAAGCAAATGCACTTAACTTATTAGCACCTTCTTTTCCAATAATATTTTGAACTCTATCAAATTCTTTTCCATTTTCATTCATTGCTTCCCCTACTTTTCTTGCACCTTCAACAAATCTATCTACAGCAGCACCTAAACTTGTACCAACAAGTGAGAGAGCAAAACCAAACTGTCCACCTAATAATCCACCTCCAAAACCTCCTAAAGCACCACCTACAGATGCACCTGCTCCTTGTCCAAATAATAATGGAAAAGCACCACCTATTAATGCGTTTGAACTAGCACGACCTAAATTTTGTCTCCTTCGTTGTAATCTTTGTCTATTTTGTAAAACTTTATTAATTCTATTTTCAAGTTCAAATTCTCTAACAGATTGTTGAAAATTAGCTTTCCTTGCTTTTTGAGAAGCCATAATACTAAATTTCTTTTTTATTTCCTGTGCAACAGTTTGTTTTGTTTTTTCAACACTTTGTTGAACTAAATCATTTTCTTCTTGCCTACTTTTATTAACCTTATCTAACTCATTTGCAAATTCTGTTTGAAACCTTTGCCTTGTTTTAAAATCTTCTTCTAGACCACGAGTTCCTTGAGTTTCTAATCTTAAAAGACCAGCTTGTAATTGTTGTTGATCTGCTGCTGCTTTTTTTGCTGTTGCTCCTGATAAGTTATCTAGTAACTTTTGTTGTTGAGTTAATCCTTTATTTAAGTTTTGATTTGCTTGTAATAAATCTTTTGCTGCCTGTACTTGCTGTTTTGTTCCAGCAGTTGCCTCACGAAAAGTAGTTCTAGCTTTAGATAATTGTGCGTTGAGATTTGAAATACTTTCATTTACTCTTATATTTTGTTTTCTAAAAGTATCAAGAAATTTATTAACACCATCTACTTGTTTTGAAGTTTGCTTAAGTTGATCTGCAAACCTTTTAAGCTCTTCTCCTCTAACTTTTACACCAATATCGACATTATAATTAGCCACTTGCTATAAAAATTAAAACATTTTCCCTATATTACCTTCTTTTGCCTCGTAAAGCACTAGCTTTTTGTGCTTGTTCTTTTTGTTTTTCATATTCTTCATTTTCAATTTGATTATAAGCAGCCCAACCCATCATTTCCTCAATAGTCAAAGTTTCACATAATTCAGCTACAGTTTTATGCAACTGTTTAGCTAATCCATAAATAAATTGCCAATCTTTATTAGCTTTTCAAATCGGCTTTAGCCTCTTCAACCTCCTTATCAGCACCAGCATTAATCATAGCTAATTGTATTTCTTGTAAAACACTTGCTTCAACTTCTCTTCTTAATGATGCTTTATCTCCATCTTGGAAAAGTTTTGAACCATTTTTATCTAAAGCTTTTTCAATCATTAATTGTAAAGCAAAGTCATTAGAATCGTCAGATGATTTTTTCTGTATTGATTCTCTTTCTGCAATAGTTAAAGGATGCCAATAAATAGTCAAAATAATTTCATCATCTTGTTTAACATCATGCTTATAAAGTTGAGAAACTCCAAACTTGTTTCTTAAAAGATCAACTGCTCTAGTCATATCAAAATTATATTACTCTACTATATTAAGCGTTAGCGGTAAATTGGCAAGATATTAAGCCAAGGAAATGTGAAGAGTCATCTAATTCAATAGGGGCAGGGCCGACAACATCGAGCACTCTAGGATCACAACTAAAAGTATCCGTATAATCAGAAGCGTTGACAGAAGTAAGCCCATCGATAACGGCTTCACCCAAGGAAGATAAAATAGCACTACCTTTTCCTCTTGGAACATAGATATTACATTGAATGACACCAGAGTAAAAATCCTGTGATGCACCTTGAGTTTGTGTTGTAGCCTGTGCAAAATCTATTGACATAACAATATATTTTTTAGTTTTACCAGGAGTCTTATGAATCATATTGTCATAAATCATTTCTACAGTTGGATCTACGTCTACAACTGCATCTGTTACTGCTTTTTCAAAAGCTGCTCTTGTGTTAACTAAAGTCATGGGGTTTCGTAATCAACAAATACTGATTTAGGATCTGCAAATTGACCAATACCGCCTCCTCTAAATCTAACATTGTAAGATGGATATTTCACTCCAGTTCCAAATGTAGCAACACCAAGTTTTGGTCTTTTCTCTGTAAATATTTCATTTATAAGTGGTCTTAATTTTCCTTGAACATATGAAGGAATATCACTTTGGGTAGAAGCTAAAGCTCTGGCTGCGTATTGTGCTCTATTTCCAATATATACCTTTGAAAAAGGTTTAAAATTAGGTATAGAATCTATAAATCTAGGTTCTACTACTGCGTTACTATTTCTTTGATCACCAGTTCCTTTAGGTTTAATATTGCTCCAAGGGGCAAACTCTTCTCTTGCTTGGTCTGGTCGAGGTCGTTGTGTACCTGCTGTCCAACTTGACATAAAAAATCCAGTATCTATTGGACTAATACTTTTCCCTCTAGAAGATAAATCACTTAATACTGCTCCTATAAATATGTTGAAATCTCTCTCTAAATTACCAGTTAGATCTCTTTCTATATTTTCAATACCTCTAGCTTTAGCCATCAAAACCTCACCAATAATGTAAACAGATAAGTCTGTCCACCTTGCCTTGTATCTATATTAACTATCTGTCCTACTCTTGTAGATCCAGCATCTC